ATACGTGGTCGACACGACCAAAGACCAACGTGTGCTCAACGTGTACCTCAACAACATCGGGCACGCCTTCGTCGTCATGAGGAACCGTCACGGCTTCTACCATTCACGGAATCTCGGGAAGCTGGTGGCTAGAGCATTCCGGGATAGAGAGGAGCCCCACTGGAATACCGTCGTATATCTCGACGGCAACAAGACCAATTGCAGTGCAGAGAATCTTGTATGGCGCCCGAGATGGTTTGCCATAAGATACCACCGAGAGAAACGCTATGCCCTGGCCGCCGGATATTTCCCTATCAGGAACCTCGACACTGGGGAGATATTCACGAACGTCCGTGAGGTTTCGATCTGTTTCGGTTCGCTGGAGTCTGAGATATTGGACAAGGCGAACACCGGCGAAGGGGTGTTCCCTTTCGATTACGCTTTCGAGTACGTGTGATTCATGTTCGTATCTCGTACAAGGCTTATGATGAATCCATAGAAAGGAGTACCATGACCAACGAAGAAATCGGTCGACGCATTCTTGTCTTTATCGTCTGCTCTGTCGGCATAGGCCTTGGTGTTAAGAAGCATCGCGAAGCAAACGCCGCAATAAAGAGGATCAAGCAGGACGCTGAGTTTCAGCGCCAGGCTGATGCCTATATCACCGCGGTCAAATACGTGGCATACAAACGCGCCAACGGTCTCTACGACGATGAGACTTACGATGAGCAAGTGAGAAACGACCTCCACTTCATCGGAATCATGAAGTACAACTTCAGCTGATCAAACCGAAACCCCCACAAGGGGTCTAGGTTTTTCCTTTCGCAACGTTTACAAGGATTATGATGAACCCCATCAATCGAAAGGAATACCATGAACGAAGAAGACGCCCCGAAGGTCGTCGCCATCGTGGCAGTCTCAGTCGCTTTGGGAGTAACGATCGCCGCATTCAAGAAGACTCGCGAACTGATAAGCAAGAACAAGAAAGAAGAAGAAGCTAAAAAGCAATACTTCTCCTACTTGTACGCTTTGAAGTACGTCCTGGCAAAGGATGCAGCAGAAGGTTACGCCGAAGCGGAAGAGAAGTCCGCAGATGTCGACCACGAATTCGTCGGAATCATCGCCTACAACTACTTCGACTGAACTACAATCAAACCGAAACCCCCACAAGGGGTCTAGGTTTTTATTATTGCGTAAGAATTACAAGGCTTATAGTAGAAGAGAATGCCAAATTCCAATCGACCAATCGACAGGAGATGCAAATCTTCTAACTTTTCGGAGAAGGACAACGCATGGCTGTACGGGAGGCTCAGTATCAGAAGTACTTGATCGACAAACTCAAAGCTGTTTTCCCGGGCTGTGTCGTTCTCAAGAACGACGCCCAGTATCTGCAGGGTGTCCCAGACCTTCTTGTTCTCTACAACGATCGTTGGGCCATGTTAGAGGTGAAGCCTTCCGGTCGGTCTCGGCACCAACCGAATCAGTCTTACTACGTAGAGCTTTTTGATGAGATGTCGTTCGGAGCGTTCATCACTCCGGACAACGAAGAGGAGATATTTAGTGATCTTCAACACGCATTCTCGACTTAAGGGGACGCACGCGTTTCTGAGCGCCAGCAAATATCATTGGATCGGTTATACCGAGGAGAAGCTGGACAGGGTTTACGTGGCATCACTGGCCGCCCAGCGCGGCACCGAGCTGCACGAGTTCGCGCATGAAGCCATCCGGCTCGGGGTGAAACTTCCGAAGACGAGCAAGACGTTGAACATGTACGTCAACGACGCTATCGGCTATCGGATGACTCCTGAGCTTATTCTGTACTACTCGGACAATTGCTTCGGGACTGCTGACAGCATCAGTTTCCGTAGGAACAAACTTCGAATCCATGACCTCAAGACTGGCATAGCTCCGACATCGGAGCACCAGCTCGAAGTCTATGCTGCTCTGTTCTGCCTGGAGTACAACTTCAAGCCGAATGATATCGAGATCGAGCTTCGGGTCTACCAGAGCGATGAGGTCCGCATCTACGAAGGCGACGCGGACGCCATATTTCACATCATGGACAAGATCGTAGTATTCGACAAACGGATCAATGCGATCAAGCAGGAAGCCAGAGGGTAGGAGGTGCTTTCACTATGACTTATATTGTGACCGCCGAGTTCGAGGATGAGAACGCTATTCTCCACTACGGAATCCTTCGCAAGTCTGGGCGATACCCTTGGGGGAGCGGAGGCGATGTTGCTCAGAGGAGCAAAAGCTTTATTGACATATTCAACTCTCTGAAGGCACAGGGACTTTCCGACGTCGACATCGCTACCGGGTTCGGAATGAGCACGACGCAGCTTCGCGAAACGAGGACTCTGGCCCTTGCCGAGAAGAAGGCCGCCGATGCTGCTTTCGTGCAGCGACTTCGGGAAAAAAATGTTTCCAACGTCGAGATCGCGAGAAGGCTCGGCGTTTCCGAGGGGACCGTTCGAAACCTGCAGAAGCCCGGCGCTGCCGAAAACGCAGCGATCATCAGCACGGTTGCTGGCGCTCTCCGGGACACGGTGGCCGAAAAGAAGTACGTCGATGTCGGCAAAGGTGTGGAAGCCACTTTCGGCATCAGCAAAGAAAAGCTGACTGCCGTTCTTGCCGTTCTGAAGGATGAAGGATATACCGTCCACACCTTCAAGCAAGATGTTCTCGGCGCCGACAGGCAGATCACTTACAAAGTTCTCTCAGCGAAAGGCGTCGACCAAAAAGAGGTTTGGCTGAACCGGGAGAATATTGCTCTTTGGGGTCCGACGAAGTACTCCGACGACAACGGGCGGACTGCTTACGGCATCCTCCCGCCGAAGGAGCTCGACCCGTCCAGAGTAATGATCAACTACGCGAAGCTCGACAAAGACGGGAACCCGACTCTCGGCGGCGGTGCGGCAGACGGTGTCCTATACGTCCGCCCCGGTGTCCCGGATGTTTCAATCGGCTCAAACAGATACGCGCAAGTTCGAGTCAAGGTAGGCCCCGATCATTATTTGAAAGGGATGGCCGTATACAAAGACGATCTTCCCGACGGTATCGACATCGTATTCAATACGAACAAGACCAAAGAAAAAGCCCCCACCAAATTCGATGCTATGAAGCCTTTGAGAGATGACGCGGACAATCCGTTCGGGTCGATCATCAAACGGCAGATCATCGACGAGGAGCATTACAAAGCCACGGGAAAAGAGAGGCTCTCCTCCTGCATGAATCTCCTGCAGGAAGAAGGAGACTGGGACGGCTGGTCGCGAACTCTTTCGTCTCAGATGTTGTCCAAGCAGCACCATGTTCTGGCCAAACAGCAGTTGGATCTCTACCATCTGAAGAAGCAGAATGATCTGGAAGAGATCCTGGCTCTGACGAATCCTGTGGTAAAACGTATTCTCTTGGACAAATTCGCCGATTCTGCCGACGCGGCTTCTGTCCACCTTAAGGCTGCAGCAATGCCCGGACAGTCGACTCACGTTATTCTGCCGATCGATCCCAAAAAAATGAAACCGACCGAAGTTTATGCTCCGAACTTCGAGAACGGCGATCGAGTTGCTCTTATCCGACATCCCCATGCGGGTGTGTTCGAGATCCCTGAGCTCGTTGTAAATAACCGGAATCCGACGGCCAAGAAACTTCTGGGTTCTGCAAAGGATGCTATCGGGATCAACGCCAAGGTGGCAGAGAAGTTGTCCGGAGCAGACTTCGACGGAGACACTGTTCTTGTAATTCCGAACAGGAATGGAGCCATCAGGTCGGCGCCGACTCTGAAAGGTCTTAAAGGTTTCGATGCAAAGACCGCCTATCCAGGATATCCAGGAATGGTTCCCATGGACAAGGCGGGCACTCAGCGTCATATGGGACAGATCTCAAACCTCATTACAGATATGACGATCCTTGGTGCCCGGGAAGATGAGATTGCCGCTGCTGTTCGACACTCCATGGTGGTTATCGATGCCGAGAAGCACAAGCTGAATTACAAGCAATCAGCTATCGATAACAACATCAACAGCCTGAAGAAAAAATATCAGGGCGCAGCGAACAAGCATTCTGTCACCCTGATCTCAAAGGCTAGAGGAAAGGTTACTGTACCTGACTTCCGTCCTGCTCGCAAAGAAGAGGGCGGTGCGATCAACCCTGAAACAGGAGAGAGAAACTACGTTCCAACAGGGCGGATGCGTAAGGGTGAGTTGGTAACAAAGAAGGTGGCCAACCTTTCAGCCCCTGCTGCTCAGCTTAGGGGATTGCCAAATGATGCGAACAGACTGGTCTCTCCTGCAGGTACAACGATTGAAAAGGTGTACGCCAACCATTCCAATCGTATGAAGGCCATGGCCAACGCTGCTAGGAAAGAGATGCTGGCTGTCCCCAACATCCCGTACAACAGGGAAGCAAGGAAGACCTATGCCAAAGAGGTGGCTTCTCTCAAGGCCAAGTACAACCTGGCCCTTAAGAACAAGCCCCTGGAAAGGCAGGCCGTTGCTATAGGTACCGCCACCTACTATGAGAAGCTCCGTGACAGACCAGGCATGGAGGATGATGAGAAGAAGAAGGTAAGGCATCAATCGATGGCGCAAGCTAGAGCTAGAATGGGCATTGCTAATCGTGCCCGTCTTGTTATAGAACCACGTGAATGGGAAGCGATCCAGGCTGGTGCTGTAACGAACAACATGCTTAAGTCCATCATCGAGGTTGCTGATCTGGATGCTGTTAAAGAGTTGGCCATGCCTAGGACTCCTTTGCTGATGAACACTGCAACACTGAGCAGAGCTAAAAGCATGGCTGCTTCTGGGTACACCCAGGCTGAGATAGCAGGCGCCCTCGGCGTTAGCTTGACTACACTTAAGGAGGGATTGAGCAATGGCTGAGCTTCCAGAACGTTACATGATTACTACAGTTGACAATCCTTATGATCCTTTCAAAGAGTTCAAACGTTGGTACGCTTATGATGTCTCGCATGGCTATCACACAGCTGCCCTGCTTGGAAGGGTCATCGCTACATCGGACAATCTATCAGAAGCAGATCAGATCGTAGCGCAAAACCTGGCTATAGATGAGATGGTGGAAATCAACGTTACGGGTCTTTACCGAAAGGTTAGTGCTTCTGGGTCTGTATTGGGGTAACTCACAGTGACGGGGAGGGGGGTCCCGCAAAAGGTACCCCCCTCTTGGAT